CTACTTTTCTTTTAAAACTTCCTGTTAAAACACTGCCCCATTGCGGAATTACACCGACAATCCATATTTTTGACCCTGTTGGTGCCATTTCTTTTATTCCATTATATCTACCAAGTGAAACGCTTGAATAATCATTAACTATCGAAAGTGCGCTTGCAAGAGCCTGTGAATAATGGTTTACTTCATTAGTTAATAATTTATGATTTTTATTTACACCTGCTTCTACTGTGGAAGCACTTTGCAGATTTCGTTTTATTATTTCAGGGGTTAATTGTACTCTGTAATACAAAGCATCTCTATCTGCTTGAGTACCATACCCATCTGCTCCTTTATAACCTGTAAATGATATGTTTTTAGAACCTTGCGATTTTATAAAAGTATCACTAGTTTGGCTAGAATTATTACAATTACTACAATTACTACAATTACCCATATAAATATTTTTAGAATTTTTATTTGATAATTTCAGATTTGAACTTGATATTGCTTTAATCACTTTTGATATTCTACCTTTCCCGTCTAGCATTTATAAACATATTCTAAAAATATTTTTACATTACTCATCAGGTTATACTTCCATCTAATTTTTCAATATAATGATAAGTGAAATTTTTATCATTATAACTCTACAAATCTAAAATGCAATAAAAAAATGAATTCTTTACGAAAAGTTAAGAAATTTTAAAAAAACATTATAATAAAGCAATTTTTTCTATGTTTGTTTTTATTATAACTATAAAACTGGAGAAAATATGCTACTAGTCAATAAAATAAGTATTTGCAGACCTAATCAGCAACAACAGCAACTGTATAATAAAAACGTACAACAAACTACTTTTTATAATACTTATTGCTTATCCCAACAACCAGTTGCTTTTACTGGCAAATATGGAACATTTAAAGAAGTAATTATTAATAAATATTTAACTTTTAGACTAAAAAAGGTTTTACGGGAATGTGATTTAATATGCCAAAACCTTGATAAAAATAATTCTAATTTTAAAGGCGATATTCTTAGTGACAAGTGTAAGAATTTGCTAAATTATGTTGCTAAAAAAACAAAAACTATGCTTATTCATCCCCTGATTGAAATTGATTTTAGTAAAATTAAAATTTTAACTGCTGAACAAGGAATTAATTTATCTTCAAAGCAAAAAACAGAACTATTTAAACGTTTTAATTTATCAAAAACCCGTAAAAAAATTACTAACAATGCTATTGAATCTTTAGAATTTCTTAAAAATTCGAAATTATTTGAAAGTTCTTCAAATATTATTCAAAATGCTATTAATAAAATGAGTAGAGCTATAAGATGTGTTGGACTTGCAGAAGAAGTTAAAAATATTGTCATAAAATCGGAAGACAATTTAGGTGTAAAATTAGACATTCCTGATTCACCCGATTTAGCTAAAAATATTTATAGTTGCTTAGCACAACATAAAATAGCTAATCTTGCATTACCTAAAGAAATTTCATTTAATGATTTTGTTTTTTTTACAACTCATAATCCGGCATTGTCTGCAAGTTATGTTAGTGGCATAAAACCTGGTTCCCCAAAGCAAATATATCTTAATCCTATATTTTTGATTTCAAGACAAGATAAAAATGATTCCTCAAGCGTTATTGAAGATTTAGAACATGAGCTCGGACATTTTTGGCATAATTTGAAAATAGGAGATAGAGCCTTTCATAGCAAAAGAATGAATAGTCTTGATGGTTTTCTATCTATTGAAGAAAATAATTTTTTATTAGATTTGAAAAATAAACTTAGTGAAAAAGTATGCTTTGTTCCCAATCTTGATTTAACAGGCAGAGTAAATGAAGATTTGAGCGAAATTATACCCGATCTACAAAATATGATTAATCATAGACAGGATTTAGAAATTGAAGATATACTTACTAAAGAAAACATTAGTAAATTCAATCAAATTATACAAAACCTTAATGAACTTACAAGTATAACATCGAAAAATTTCCCAGATTGTCCAGATGAAGTTGTATATGCTTTAACAAGCCCTAAAGAACTAATAGCTTTTGCTATACAAAAAAGACATAGGTATAAATATGATCCAGCATTTTTGGAAATGCTTAAAAGATTTGGAATGCCCGACTTGAAAAACTGAATTTAGTAATTTTTCTTAATATTTGATATAAAATTAGCAATTTTTTTTATTTTATGTTTTATAATAAATGCAAATATAATTTTTGGAGCAAATATGTTTATACAAAGTATCTCTAATTCTAGCTTAAATACCTTTAATAAACCGAAAATTAATTTTAGTTCTATAAACACTAATCAGAATGTCTATAAGTCTACAACACTCAAAAATGATAATGATAAAAAAGAGTTCACTAAAAAAGAATTAAAAAAGACATACTGGAAGGGAGTATTATCTGGTGTTTTATTTTCATTGTTAGTTATTGGCGGTGATTATTTGTGTGAATATTTAATTGAAAAAAGTTCGCCCAAATTAAGAAAATAAATATCTATTTAATCACATTTATAGTAATTCGTTATATTGTACTTAATTCTTAATCACTAGCACATTGAGAAGCTAATGGATTTGGGTTTTAATATTTTTTTCCATTTGCCATGTTTCACTAGTTTTAAAGTAAGTATAATTATGTGTCTAACTATTTAAAAGTTTATCCGCATAGGCTAAAAATTCTTCTTTAGCTTCAGGTGATTCTAATCGAATTTTATCTTCTTCAACTAACTGTGTAAATGTTCTTAATTCGTTTTTGAGATATGTTCCATTACTGGAAGATATTTTTTGAACCATATTATCAAGTGTACTCTCAATTACAATTCTCTCTTTAAAAATAAATTGCGATTTGTTAAATAAACGACCAAACATATATTTAACAAACTCTTCTGGTAGTGCATCTTTTTGGTAACAAGCAACTGCACGAGGGTGTTAAATTGGCTTTGGAATTATTGCAGGCTGAATACAAACCTAAGAAAATTAGTCAAAATTTAGAAAATTTCTATACTCTCGGTGTTCATCCCTTCTTGGAAGAGCTTGAAAAACAGGGTGTTAAACTTTCACTATCTCAAAAAGAAGAACTTCTGAACTGGTACAAACAAAAATCCGACGAATTAAACGACTTAAAAACTCAAATCGACCAGCTCGACCACTCAATCGACCAAGAAGTCTACAGCCTCTACAATCTCACCCCCGAAGAGATAAAAATAATTGAGGGGGTATAAATGAATATTCCATATCAAAATATTTATTTAGTTATTCAAAACAATACAACAAGATGGGATACATTTTTACCTTTTTTAATTGCTTTTTTTATGGCTTATGTTGCATATCAGCAATGGCAGACAAACGAAAGAAAAAGAAAATTCGATTTATATAACAGACGGTACGACTTATTTAATAGTGTTTATAAAATGCTTAAAAATATAGATAATTCCAAGTCAAATGAAAGTAATGATGTTATAACACAAGAAATTTCAGAAAATTTAGGTAAATATCAATTTTTAATAAAACCCCAAGATTATAAATTAATTATGGAAACTTGTAACATAATTGTTCGTGACCAAATTAAACAGCAACAAAAACAAGGAAAAGAATTTGCTGATAATTACTCAGAATTCTTAAAGAAAAAAGAGGAAAATTTAAAAAAAATTGGTGATATTATGGAATTTTACTTAAGAATTGAAAATGAAAATTTAATTGAAAAAATAAAAAAATACAAGCTTAAATTTTTTAAAAAATCTCTAAAAAAATAACAGCCACCTCATGCCAGCCAACGCAGGAATGATATGATATAATTAAAAATGAAAGTGAGGTAAAAAATGGAAAAATATGATGATAGATTTGAAATCCCTTCTGAAATGTATGCAATAGATGAAAACGGATTTAAAATCCCGCCTTCATTTGAAGAATTAAGCAAGTTTTATAAGAAAGTTATCAAAAAAAATAAGATTAAAATAGATTATGATAATTACGAAACCCCAAAAGATTTGCAAGAAGCATACAAAAAAGCTTGGGATTATGAACCCTCTGACGAAGAAACCGACAAAAGACTTAAAGCTATGTATCCCGATGAGTATTAACCTTCATCAATTAATTTAGGTAATTGTTTCCCCTAATGTGAAAATTCCTCTAATAAGCCGGCCTAATCATAGCCGAACGAATAAAACGTTATACTAAATTTATGACATACTACAAGAATATAATATTATTACGGCAGTCGATGTTTCAAGAAGTTAGATAATTATAACATTCACTTGAAATAGTGTTATAATTATATGTGGGGAGTAATAAACGATGAAAAATATAGATGAATTATTAGAAAGAATGAATAAAAATCGGAATATAATTAAAGAATTGCTTAAAGGCTCTCCCGAAAACTTTGATATTGATATCCCAGTGACTTCGGATGAACTACTTGCTAAAATAGAAGGAATAATTTTAAAGACAAAACTTTTAATTAAAAACACCAAACCGGATTCCGATGACAAAGTTATAAATAGCTTTTTTCAAATAATAGAAGAACCTGTTTCAATTTGCAAAAAGTTAGAAGAAAAAGGATATAATGCTGCACATCTTCTCAAAGATAATTATTTGTTAGCTGTTATGATTTATAAATACAATGAGGGATTATGTGAAAGAGTTAAAAATAAACGGCTAGAGGAAAACAATAAATTACTTGAAAATTTTCTTAGCCAAATTAATGAAAAACAAATAGATACTAATATAAATAAAAAAGACCAAAAAGTTGCCTATACCATAAGTTATAACAGTTTTACTTCAGAAATAACTTACAATGGCAAAGTTTTGTCTAGACCCCGTTTTGATTCCATAAATGGAATGTTTTTTCAATATGTTTACAACAACCCGAATAAGAATATTAATATTTCTGATATAAAATTAGATTATCCAAAGAGTCCTCATAAAATTCTTTGGCAATTAGGTTTTAAAGGTAATATTAAAAAAGCATTCTTCAATGTAAGTAAAACAAGCGTTTTATTTAGAAACCCGCTTTACTTGAAGGATTTAGAAAAGGTCTCCTTATCTATGTCAGATTTTAAAAAATAAGCCTTTTTTATCCCTTTTAGTCTTTTTTTATCCCATAACCATGAAATTGTTTTAAAAATATATTATCCTATATTTATTGAGTTAGTCAATAAATGAGGTAATTATTATGAAAAATGCATTAGCAGTTGAGTATTTATCAACAAAATCAATTAAACCCTACATGAGTAATCCAAAAATCCACGACAACAAACAAGTACAGCAAATTGTGAATTCAATTTCTGAATTCAAGTTCAACAATCCTATTTTGATTGATGAAAACAATTTTATTTTGGCTGGGCATGGAAGACTATTAGCTGCACAAAAGTTAGAGATGAATGAAGTACCAGTGATTAAACTTCTGCACCTAACCGAGTCTCAGAAAAAAGCATATCGCATTGCCGACAACAAATTAACCGAAAACGGCAAATGGGATTACGATCTTTTAAAATTAGAATTTACGGAACTTGAAAAACTTGAACTGGATTTTACATTAGACATCACCGGTTTTGATATTGCTGATATTGACGTGATTTTAGATACAAGTTTAACCGATAAAGAGTTCAAGCTGGATGAAAAAGCAAATGCTGTTCCTTTTATTCCTGAAAATGAAATTGTATCTAAAAGTGGAGATGTTTGGCAGCTTGGAAAACATCGAATTATCTGTGGTAATTCATTAGATAAAAATATTTATGCTCTGCTATTGGAGAATAAAAAAGCTAATATGGTATTCACCGACCCGCCGTACAACGTGAAAGTTGACGGTCACGTTTGCGGATTAGGAAAAGTTAAACACAAAGAATTTGCTATGGCTTCAGGTGAAATGTCCGAAGATGAATTTCAAACTTTTTTAGCAAGCAGTTTTTCATTATTGAAAGAATTTTCTACCGACGGCTCCCTTAATTATATCTGCATGGATTGGAGACACATTAAAGAAATAATAAATGCAGGAACAGGGATTTATGAAGAATTTAAAAACCTATGTGTTTGGAATAAAGATAATGGCGGAATGGGTTCATTGTACCGTTCCAAGCATGAACTGGTTTTTGTTTTTAAAAATGGTACGAGAACTCATAAGAACAATGTCGAACTTGGCTCTCACGGCAGATACAGAACAAATGTTTGGGATTATCCGGGAGTAAATTCTTTCGGCGGTGATAAAGATAAATTAAAATTTCACCCGACGGTAAAGCCTGTTGAAATGGTTAAAGATGCCATCTTAGATGTTACAAACAGAAACCAAATTGTATTGGATGCATTTTTGGGTTCCGGAACAACATTAGTTGCCGCAGAAAAATCCGGAAGAATTTGTTATGGAATTGAGCTTGAGCCTTTGTATGTTGATACCACAATTCGCCGCTGGCAAGATATAACAGGTAAATCTGCTATTAATATAAGTTCAGGTAAAAGTTATAGGGAATTATTGGAAGTAGAACTTAGCCGAAAGGAGCTTAAATAATGGAAAAACAAAATGAATACGAAATCGGTTACCGTAAACCGCCGAAAAAATCACAGTTTAAAAGCGGACAATCCGGCAATAGCAAAGGACGCCCCAGGGATAGTAAAAACACCTATATGTTGCTGAATGAAATTTTGGGCCAGAAAATAGCCATCACCGAAAATGGCAAAAATGTACAAATCTCAAAAAGAAATGCAATGTTACTTCAACTTGTCAATAAAGGAATTAAAGGCGATATAAAAGCAATAAACACCTTGTTGCCGCATATGTTAATGGCAGATGCTAAAGAGGAAGACAAAGCTAAAATTTTATCAGCGTTAAGCAGGGATGATAAGGAAATAATTACTAATTACATAAAAAGAATATCTGATTTTGATGGAATAGGAGAAGTAGAAAATGACTAATAATATTAAAGAGAAAGATTTTTTAAATGCAATATTGCGAAATGATTTTAAATCTTTTGTGCAAAAAGTTTTTACTGAGGTTTCCCCCAATTCAACATACCTTGATAATTGGCATATTGATGTTATATGCAGTGAAGTAATTAAGACAATGAATAATGAGCAGAATCGCCTAATAATAAACATTCCGCCTCGCTATATGAAATCAATAATTTGTACCGTTGCGCTCCCTGCATTTATTTTAGGACACAATCCGAAGGCTTCGATTATTGCTGTGAGTTACTCAGATGATCTTTCTACCGACCTTGCAAATAAGTGTAAAAGAATTATCGAAAGTTCATGGTATCAAGAAATATTTCCTGCCACAAAATTATCAAAAAAATCTACTACTGATTTTGAAACAACAAAAGGAGGCGGGCGTTACTCAACATCAGTTAACGGAACCTTGACCGGACGTGGAGCTGATTACATTATTATCGATGATCCTATAAAACCTCAGGATGCAATTTCAGACACTATGAGAGAAAAAACAAATGATTGGTACGGCAATACTTTGTATTCAAGACTTAATGATAAAAAAAATGGTAAAATTATTGTAATAATGCAGCGGCTTCATGAAGAAGATTTAACAGGATACCTTTTAGACACTGACTCTTCTTTTAAATTGATAAAAATTCAAGCCATAGCAGAGCAGGATGAAGAATGGTCAATTAAAAATATCTTCTCAAATGGAGAAAAAATTATTACGAGAAAAAAGGGAGAACCCCTTCATCCGGAAAGAGAAGGTCTAGAAAAATTACTGCAGGCAAAAGATTATATGGGAAGTTATAACTTTGCAGGACAATATCAACAAAATCCGGCGCCAAGAGAAGGTGGAATAATTAAAGAAGCTTGGATAAAGTATTACAATAGAGAAGAACTTTTTAAAGCTGTTAAAAATGATACATTACGAATTAAGTCTGTTATTCAATCATGGGATACAGCTAATAAAATTGAAAAATGCAATGATTACTCTGTCTGTTTGACCATTCTAAGAGATTTTAGCGGTACTAATTATGTTATAAATGTTTATAGAAAAAAACTTGAATTCCCTAATTTAATTAAAATAGCCGCTCAAATTCATAACGATGCCAAGAACCAATTTGAGCAAGGCATAAAAATTTTAGTCGAAGATCAAGCTTCTGGTATAAGTTTAATTCAATCCTTGCGAACTGACTACCATATCTATGGAGTAAAAGAAATTAAACCGGAACATGATAAAAAATCAAGATTATTAGCTGTTTCACATTTAATAGAAAATGGAAAGTGTTTGTTTCCGGATGACGAACCAACTTGGTGGCTTGATTTTAAGCAAGAATTGCTTAGATTCCCTAATGTGAAACATGATGACCAGTGTGATTCTCTCAGCCAAGCTCTGAATTACCAAGATAAAACATCAATATTTGATTCTATAACCTAATGACTTACAAATACTTGACTTTAGAGAATAAGAGAGTGATTAATGTACTGTGATACTAATCATAGAAAGGGTTACAGGATGATTGAAAATGTAATTGAAGAACTAAAATCGCTCTCAAGAGAAAAATTAATTCAAAAGTGGCAAGACCTTTTTAAATTAACTCCCTCGCAATCTGTGCGTAGGGAGTTTTTAATAAAACATCTTGCATGGGAGATGCAAGCCCAAAAGCAAGGTGGTTATACATCTCAGACAAAGAAAAAACTTGAATCGCTGGCTAGAAGTTTAGAACAAAATCAGGAACTTAAAGATGATAACATTAAAAGTTTAAAATTGAACAATACATTAACAATCAAAGCCGGAACCAAATTAATCCGCGAGTATCAAGGCAAAAATCATGAAGTCTTAGTCCTTGAAAAAGGTTTCCAATACCGTCACAAAGCTTACAAAAGTCTTTCGGCAATAGCCAACGAAATTACTGACTCCCGTTGGAATGGCAAAGTATTTTTCGGGCTAAAAAAAGGAGCATAAACTATGACAGTAATTGAAAAGAAAAATTTACGTTGTGCTATTTATACGCGTAAATCTTCTGAAGAAGGTTTAGAGCAAGACTTTAACTCGCTTGACGCCCAAAGAGAGGCTTGCGAAGCGTATATTAAATCACAACAGCACGAAGGTTGGGTATTGGTTGAAAAGCAATATAATGACGGTGGATTTTCAGGCGGAACACTTGAACGTCCTGCATTAAAAAAATTATTGGCAGATATTGAAGTCGGAAAAGTTGATATTGTAGTAGTTTACAAGGTAGACAGACTTACCCGCTCGCTTATGGATTTTTCAAAAATAGTTGAGCTATTTGACAGTCACGAAACTTCATTCGTTTCTATCACCCAGCACTTTAACACCACAAGCAGTATGGGACGCTTAACTTTAAATATTTTACTCTCATTTGCTCAATTTGAACGTGAAGTAACTGGAGAAAGAATCCGAGATAAAATGCTGGCTTCCAAAAAGAAAGGGATGTGGATGAACGGGGTTGCTCCGCTTGGATATTTAAACCAAAATCGTTCTTGAAAAAGGTTATCAATACAACCATAAAACTTACAAAAGTCTTTCAGCTATAGCAAATGAAATTACAAAAACCCGTTGGAATGGCAAAGTATTTTTCGGGCTAAAGAAAGGAGC